TTAATGATTCACTTATCCTCAACGCTGCTAATGAAGAGTTTGCAGTTCAGAATGGTTCTGGAGTAGACAAGTTTACTGTTGATAGTGACAATGGTAATACTGTTATTGCAGGTGAAACAACCATTGGTGGTGCTACACAAATCAATAACACTGTTGGTATTTCTAACGTTACTACAATCACTAGAAATACTCAACAAACTCTCACTGGATCTTACTCTGCTGATGGTGCATTCCGTCTCAGTGGTGGTGCAGGTGTCGGTAAGAACCTTGCTGTTGGTGAGGGATTGAGAGTTTATGGTGGTACTGAATTAACTGGTGCGTTAGATCTTAATAGTAGTGCTGATATTTCTGGAGGGTTAGTAACTCACGACAATGTTACTGTCACAGCAGATAATAAATTCTTTAAAGTTCAAAATGGTTCTGGTGTAGATAAGTTTACAGTTGATACTGATAATGGTGATGTTGTATCACAAGGTCAACTAACTGTTGTAGGTGACACAGCATTACAATCTGATCTTGTTGTTACTGGAAACCTCACTGTTAATGGTACAACTTCTACTATTAACAGCACTGTCACTACAATCGATGATCCTATTATCACTGTTGGTGGCGACACTGCACCCGCATCTAACGATGGTAAAGATCGTGGTGTTGAATTCCGTTATTTTGATGGTTCTGCTAAACTTGGTTTCTTCGGTTTTGACAGATCCTCATCAGAATTCGCACTCTTAACTAGTGCAAGCAACTCCTCCGAAGTATTCACTGGTACTGATGGTGCATTAAGAATCGGTTCTATTCATGTCACTGGTGCAGGTACATCTGTTGACATTGATAACAACTTAAATGTTGATGGAACTGCAACTGTTGATGGACAGATTATCTCTCAAGTATCATCTGGTCCTGCTCTTGTCATTCCAACAACTGATAAGATCAACAACCTCAATGCAGACTTACTGGATGGCATGACAACTGCGACTGCTGCAACAGCATCTACAGTTGTAAATCGTGATGCTTCTGGTGATTTTGCTGCTAACCAAATCACTGCTGCTAGTGGCACAGGATCTGGTGCAGGTTTCTTAGGAAACGCATCTACTGCTGATGCATGGAAAACTGCTAGAACATTCACCCTTGCAGGTGTTGTTCAAGGTTCTGTATCTGTAGATGGTAGTTCTGCTCCAACTATTAACACAACGTTTGTTGATGCTGATAGCACTGGTCTTGCTGCCATGTCTGGAACAGGATATGTCGTAAGAACAGGAACAGGAACTTATGCCCAAAGAACTCTCCAAGTTACCGCATCGTCAGGAATTACTCTTACTAACGCTGATGGTGTTTCTGGTAATACTACAATCAACGTTGCTAGTGCGAGTACTAATTCTTCTAACAACCTCGTAATCAGAGACGGATCTGGTAACTTCGCTGCAGGAACTATTACTGCTGCATTGACTGGTAATGTTACTGGTCAGGTATCTGATATCTCAAACCATGATACTGGTGATCTTACTGAGGGATCTAACCTCTACTACACTGACGAGAGAGTTGACGATAGAGTCAATGCTCTTATCACTGCAGGAACTGGTATCACCAAAGCATATAATGACTCCGCAAACACATATACACTGACTGTAACACAGTCCGATATCGATACTGATAATGTAACTGAAGGATCTTCAAATCTCTTTACTACTGCTGCAAGAACCAGAACTCATTTCACATATGGTAATGGTATTGCACTTGCAGGATCTGGTGAACTATCTGTAACTCAGTCACAAATCAATACTGATAACGTAACTGAAGGATCAACTAACCTGTTCACCACTGCTGCTCGAACAAGGACACACTTTACCTACGGAACGGGTATTGAGTTGTCTGGTAGTGGTGAACTTTCTGTCACACAAGCAGATATCAACACTAGCAACATCACTGAAGGTAGCAAACTATTCTACACTGATGCACGTTTTGATACTCGTCTTGCTGCTAAGACTACTGCAAACCTTACTGAAGGATCAAACCTCTACTTTACTAACGCCCGTGCTGATGCCCGTGTTGCTGCTGCAACAGGTGCAAACTTAGATCTATCCAGTAAGTCTACTTCAGATCTTTCTGAAGGAACTAATCAGTACTACACTGAAGCAAGAGTTCAAGCAAAACTTGATAATGCTTATGAGCAACTAAGAGCAATGTTAAACAACCTTGCAACTAGCACTACTCTAACTCTGAACTTGTCTGGTGATCCTACTCCTGGTGCAGTTGTTACCACTGGTGTCAGCAATGGTGGTGGTGGAGGATTCTCTGCTGCTACTGGAGTTGCAACCTCTGGTGCTGCATCTGGTGCAACTGGATTGACTGTTGACACAACAGTTGATGCTGATGGAAATATCACTGCTGCTGCAGTTAATGCAGGTGGTAGTGACTATCTGATCACAGATACAGTTACAATCACTAACGCCAACGCAGGTAAAGTATTATCATTCAACTTGGCAACCTTAGCAGGTGGATCAAATTATGTTACAGGAAGTGCTTTAGCAACGACTGGAGGTTCTGGATCCGCAAGTTTGGTGGTAAATATTACTGCATCTGCAGGTGAGATTACCAACGTTACTATTGAAGACGGTGGTACTGGTTATGTTGCAGGTGAAACAATCACTATCGTTCAACCAACTGGTGCTGACGGATCAAACCCAGGATCAGGTGGTACAGTGAACATTGCTACCGTTGCAACTAATGCAACTCTGACTCTTACTGACATCACAACGATGGAAGTTGGAGCAACTGTTACTGGTGCTACCTCTGGTACTACTGGAGTTATCACTGCTCTTGGAACTAACCAAGTTACTGTTGATAATGTTGACGGATTCTTCAAAAAAGGAGAAGTCGTCAGTGCTAATGATGTTACCGCTTTGACCATATCCTCATTCAGTTAATAAGTTATGTCTGCTACTAGACCCGCAAGTAAAACAGAACTAAAAAATTATGCTCTTCGTAGATTAGGTTTTCCTACGATTGACATCAACGTTGCGACTGAGCAACTAGATGATTTAATCGAAGAAGCAATCGATTACTATCAAGAGTATCATTATAATGGCAGTTACAAAGCGTTTATTAGAATTGAAGTAACTGAAGCAATTAAAACTGCTGCAAAAACAGGCACTGCCATCTCTGGCACAGACTGGACGGAGGGTAATGAATATGTTTCATTACCACCTAATGTTCTATCTGTAAATCATGTGTATACAAGTATTGGTGCTTCAAGTATAGTTCCAGGTAATATATTCAATATTAAATATCAAATCTTTTTGAATGACATCTATGCAATGACGCATGGACACATTCTACATTACTTCTTAACTTCACAATATCTTGAGACTTTGGATTGGGTCACTAACTCTCAGAGAGATCGTAGAGTTAGATTTAATGAGCATCAAGGTAGATTATATCTTGATATGGATTGGTCAGATCTTACAGCAGGAGATTTCATACTAGTAGAAGTACAAATGCGTCAAGATCCTGATACATACACTGCAATGTATAATGATAACTGGTTAAAAGATTATGTTGAGGCACTTTTCCAACAGCAATGGGGAAGAAACCTAAGTAAGTATGATGGTATTCAAATGCTTGGCGGTGTAACTTTGAACGGTAGACAAATTTTAGATGATGCTAGTCAGTTCAAAAAAGACCTAGAAGAAGGTCTCAGAACTACCTACGAACTTCCACCTTTAGACTTGGTAGGGTAAACCGAAATGGCAATTACTAACACTCCTGCAGAAGATTTTGTACAATCAGACTATAGTAATAGTGCTAGACTGAACATTAACGGTTCTGCCCAAGAGCAGAAGTTTATTGAAAACCTTATTGTAGAAACCATTGAAATTTATGGGCAAGATATTTACTACGTTCCGAGAACGATTGTCAACAAAGATACAGTCTTTGGAGAAGACTCGGATACAAAATTTGAAAGCGCGAAACCTATCCGAGCATATGTCAATAATGTTGAAGGATGGGAAGGACAAGGTGAGTTACTTAGCAAATTTGGAGTCCGTATCGAAGACAAGACAACTTTTATATTCTCCCGTGAGAAATTTAAAGAGCATGTTGACGACTCTACAGTCCTTAACGTCGAAGGGAGACCGAACGAAGGGGATTTAATCTGGTTTCCAGTAACCAAACACCTGTTCTCTATTCAGTTTGTAGAAGCAGAGAAACCTTTTTATCAGTTAGGTAAAGGGTATGTTTGGGAATGTCAGTGTGAACTCTTCGAGTTCAGCGACGAGGAGATCAATACTGGTATTGCAGATCTCGATGCTATCGAAACTGCCTTTGCAAATGCAATCACAGTTGGTCTCGTAGCAGGAGGTTCTGGTACATTTGCAGCAGGTGAAACTGTAACTGGTGGTACATCTAATGTTACTGCTGAAGTTAAGTCCTTTGATTCATCAACCAATACTTTGATAGTAATTAACAGATCAGGCACCTTCCAGGTCCCAGAAACGATCACTGGTGGCACATCTAGTGCATCTTGGACAACTGCTACATATAATACTATCAACAATACTAACTCAGAGTTTGATCAGAATAATGACTTTGAGACTCTTGATAATGATATCATCGACTTTACTGAATCTAATCCATTCGGAACAGTCGGATCTACTACTGATACCACAATCTAATGTTAGGAACTTATTCATACCACGAAATATTCAGAAAGACTATTGTTGCGTTTGGAACTTTATTCAACAATATCGAACTTCGTCGTCAAGATGAAGTAATGAAGGTGCCTTTGGCATACGGACCAAAAGATAAGTTCCTGGCGCGTCTTGACCAAGTACCCGACCCAACAAACAAACGGGTTCAAATTACTCTACCCCGTATCGGGTTTGAGATCACTGGTGTTAATTATGATGGCACTAGAAAAGTAGCACCTACACAAAAAATTAAAATCGCAAGTTCAAACACAAAGAATAAAAATGTGTTTATGCCTGTGCCATATAATATTGGTTTTGAGTTGGCAATCATCTCCAAGAATCAAGAAGATGGTTTACAAATCTTAGAACAAATTCTACCAGTATTCCAACCTCATTATAA